AACTTACTGCAAGATGTTACCTAACGAAAAGTTTGCTCTGGAGTGTAGAGAGCGGTATGCAGAGGATGGTTTAGTAGTTGACCAAAGTAACGGCGAGTTTGCCCATTGCCCCTTACCGAAAGGTTTAGGGGAAACAGGTTACTATTTACTGCACGACGATCATCAGTGGCAAGGTTTGCTTCAGAGTAGAGATGTTGGGAGAAGGTGTTACTGGATAGCAAATGTTAAAAAGTGGTTAAGTGAAGTAAACTTCGTTGACGGTTGGTTCGACCTGTGGGATATCTTCGAGGAGTTTAACTCTGGTGTGCACAATGGGAGTTATGGTAAAACTCAGTCAGAAGAAACACGAAGAAAAAAAAGTGAGTCACATAAAGGTGAAAAAAATTATATGTTTGGTAGAACAGGCGAGTTGCATCCCATGTATGGTGTGAGAGGCGAGTTGCACTACATGTTTGGTAGAAAACGACCGGATATTTCCGAAAGAATGTCTGGAGAGAGGCATCCAATGTTTGGTACAAAACGACCGGAACATTCTGAAAGAATGACTGGCGAGTTGAATCCAATGTTTGGTAAAACTCACACAGAAGACGATAAAAGAAAAATAAGTGCGACAAGTAAAGGTAGGAGATGGTGGAACGATGGTAAGGGTAATACAAAGTTTGTGAGGGAGTGCCCTGGTGAGGGTTGGAAACTTGGTAGGAAGTAAAGTGGTTTACTTCTTGTTTTTTCCGCTATACTATAGTCAAACCGGGAAAAGTTAAGTGAGTTCTGTTGACTACCGTGATCCAGTTAACCGCCGAAAGTATTTTTCTGCTCTTTACAATCTTAACCTTGAACACAAAGTTCATCCGGGTTTAGTCTACCTTTACATCCCTGAACTGCGCAAAAAGTTTAAGTGGTCGGAAGAGCAAACTTTGTGGTTTTCTACGATCAACGGTCACACTCAGAATCCCATCACCTCGCTTCGTATCTTCAACAAGATACCAACCTTACCGAAGACGGACAGTCAGTGGTCGAACTTTCAGGAATGGTTTGATGACGAGTGGGTGAATCTCAGTTATGATGCGGACAGACGGAAACAGAAAAAGGATACGATTAAGGGTTTACGGTCATACGTTCAACTTGTGGGTACGGGTACTCAGAAAAGTTTGTGGGAAAATAAAACTTACGAAAAATGCTGGGAAACTGCCAACAGTATTCACTCCTTTGGTCGTCTTTCAACTTTCTCCTATCTTGAGTATGTTCGAATAGTGTGTAACTCGCCAGAGTGCACCACTTTAATGTTTTCTGATTTTGCAGGGTCTCGCAGTCACAGAAACGGAATGTTGTTCCTTCTGGGTATGGACTATCATGTTTTCGATAAGAGGCAGATAAATGGTCATACGGGGAAGTATAAGGACTTCAAGGGAATGTGTGAGATGCTTGAGTTGGAAGCGGAAACTTTTCTGTCCGACTTTTCGGAAGAAGTGGAAAGTGGTCACAAGGGAAAGTTCACTTTTGAATCCTGTCTGTGTCAGTTTAAGAATGGTTTCTTCGGTAGGCGTTACCCAGGCGTCTATGCAGACATGGGTTTGGACCGGATAAGTTGGTATGCAGAGCGTGGGTTTACAGATCTGGTTAAACCTTTTATGGAAATACGAGAGGAAAAGTTGCCAACTTGGTTGAGAGAAGAGTGCGAAAGTGTGGTCGTACCTCGTAAAGAAAAGGCGGCAAAGTTTGCTTTAACGGGGGTTCCTCACCGTTACGAGAACCTTCAACTTTCCTAGAAAAATTAATGAAAACACTTATTTGCGGTAAATGGGAGTTGGTCTTTAACGAGACAATCTCGAACGAGTTTGAGGTTCCTTTGAATGAGAGATCTTATTTACATTTTGTGTTGGCTAAGCCAGAGTTTGTTTCTGCCAAATGTTTAGCCACTGAGTGGTTGCTTACAGGATTGATTGAGAAAGGATGCTCCCTCGTTGAATACCTTGCTGGAGTTGGTGTTCAGGCGACGATTGCGAAAAACCTTTTGGTCCCTGAGACGCATCTTTTGCTGGAGAGGGATGGGAACTGTTGCTCACATTTGAAGGGTTTGGGGTTTGAGGTTTGGGAAGAAGATGCGAATCGGTCAATGTTTCAACATGACAGTTTTGATGTGAAGTTTGCTGACTTTCCGTCATCTTCGGTGATTTCTGTGCAGAAAAAGTGGAAAGGTTTCTTTCATTTATTTAAGTCGAAACCGAAACTTGTGGTGTGGACAGACACTGCTTGCTCCTATCCGTTGTCAATTCATGGTGGGAGGTATGCTAAGGAGTTTGGTGTGAAGGAGTTAGAATCGTGGGATGATTACGTTTTTAGGTATAGTGACTTTTTGATGAAAAGAGTGGGTTACTCGATCAAGAGGGCGGCGGTGAGAGGGAAGAATGCGATTTATTTTGCTGCTGTTCAGGGGGAATGTGAGGTGGAAATTAAAAAGTTTCCACTAAGTGAATGTGGTCATGGTTTTATTTTTATTGACTGACTGCGTGGTTTACCTGAAGGTTGGCACCCCTATAATAACTCAAACAGCAACTGAGATCAATGCACGTCACTTTTTATATCGGCGTCCCGGGTACGGGAAAGACAACTTTGGTGAGGGGGATTCTTGAGGAGTTCCGTAAGGTTGAAGAGGATGAGATGGTAGCGGATGGGATGGTGAAGTACCATAAGTTTGCGAAGCAAAAGACCCTCGTGTTGGGTATTTATGACGACTCAACGTTTGCGGGTACAGACAGGTTGGCAAAGTCAGTTGGGCCTAAATTTCGTGAATGGTTGGTGAGTAATTGTGAGAAGTATGAAGGTTGGGAGTTGATCCTTGAGGGGGAGCGCCTCATGAACGACAAGACGATGCCGTCACTTTTTGAGCAGGAGTCGATGACGTTGGTGTGTTTGAAAGTTAGCGAGGAGGAATTAGTTCGGAGGAGAGAGGCAAGGAATAACACTCAGAATGAAAAGTGGTTAAAGGGGATGAATACCCGCGTGGAAAACGTTTGCAAGAAATATCCGCATGAGGAGGTTTATATTTAATTGAAATAGTCGTGGGTCACCTCATACCCTAAGGGTGGGTGGTGACTGAGTGACTATTTTTTCTTTCACGATAGAAAGTTTACGGGAACAAAAGTAAGGTATAATAAACTTGAAACCGAAGTAATGTTGGGTTCCAAGTGTCCCATAGGGGCATTACTTCGGTCCCCCCTAAACACACTCGGCAACAACTTTTATGATTGACAGAGGCGCTTTCGACCGAAAAATCATGATACTCAGAGGTTGCCTATCTCTGGCAAGAGTTTATCATGACCAAGACAATATCAAGCAGTCGGATTTCTACGCTCGACTCAGTTCTGAATACTTTGAAAACATTTTGGGGTTGGTTGATTCCTCGAAATGTTCGATGGATGGAAGTTCGAACTGAAGCGATTGCTGAACAAAGAGTTTATAAGAAGGAAAAAGGTTGGGACAGAGAAAAGTGGAGAGACTGGGATATTGCTCGTGAAAGAGTTGTGTTCAATGACGGAATGGTCACAATCGAGACATTAGTTGGTGATCTTGTAATTACTTTGGAGGAGAATCCTTTTCCAGGTGAGCAACGCACTGTGTTGAATGTTGCGGTCGAACTTTTTCCTGAAGCGAAGGCAATGTTGCAACCGAATGTGTTTATATCTGGTGAAAGATTGTGGGTGAAAATATTTAACGAAGGTGGTGTGAACTACCGAGAAAGAGTTTGTTTTCCAGTAAAAGTTACGGAAATAAACATTGTCGAAACGGAGGAGTTACTGTGGAAAATGGTTAGAGAGGATGGGACGATTGTGGCGGCAGATGTACCTGCGGTGCTGAATCTTGGTGCGAACAGTAAGTCCTACCGTTTGGTCAAGTTGAAGTTACAAGAGAGGGATTGGCGCTGGGGGCAGCAACGCGAAAAAGGCAAAATGACGAAAGTTGTGTTTGCACCTAAGTGAGTGGTACCAAGGGGTTTGCTGAAACCGCGTTGTAGTCTGAGTTTCGCAAGTTGGCAAGTTGTTTCAGGGAGTGTTAAAAGTTTCAGAAATGATTTGAAACATTCCTGAGAGTTTTATAATATAGAAAAAAATTAAAAGTAAATAAAAAAGTCAAAATCTGGACTACAACGCGGTTCCAGAGCACCTCGCGCTGGTTTTCGTTTACCTCGCGCTGGTAGGAGTTTACTTTTCCTATTTTTCAGTATACTTAGTGTAGTGCACAACTTAGGTGAACTTCAGACAATGATTAAACACCAAGAAGTAGAGTTTTGGAAACTTGTTGAGGGACAAATCTCAGATGGCGGCAACCTTTATAAGGAGGAAATGATGCTCGACATAAAAACTTTTCTTGAGGCAATACGAGATAATAACAGTGGTGTCGCAAAGTTTATGGCAACTTCTTTGGCAATAAAGTTCAAGAAAGTTGCTGAAGATGGTGGTCATTTGTGTTGACGTAAGGTCAACAGTAAACGTTACTTAGTGTTTTTTCGGTCTTTCTGACTGCGTTAAGGTGGGATTGTACCTTCTGAGTACCTCAGAGCGGTTTTCGGTGAAAGTAACACCTGAGAAGGGTTGCACTGGAAGGGGTTTGGGAGGCGTGAAAGGGGTTTTAGCGCTGAGGATGATTTTCCAAGAAAAATCCCCGCGAAAAAAGCATCAACACCAAAAAACACCCTGACAGCCACTAAAGTCGCTCCAAGGTGTTTCACGATTTTGTACTACTTTCGCCTAAGTTTTCCTTACTTCTGTAACACTACTATACAAAACTCAGTCGTTGTTCGTGTCAATTATTATGTGTCCAAAGGTCAGTACTCCCTCGTCGTTCGTACAATTGTACTCATCTAACTCTTCCTCAAACTCGTAGAGGTGGCCCAGACCATCGCTCAGTGCTTGGTTGAGAGCCTCGGTATCAGTAATGTCATTCACATTGATGGCTCCGATTGTACCTGAGTCCACACTGTAAGGTTTACCATTGAGGTCATTGTAGGAACCGTCACCAAACGCAGTACTGAGTTGAATATACTTTCGACCGTCTTCAAGAGTGAAGTCAACCTCTGTATTGTCAAACACAGCGAGGTCGCAAATATCCTCCCACTCGTTGGACATTACGTAGCAAAGGTCACCCACGTAGTAGACGGTGGGGGCGATAGTCATTGAGGTTTCTTGATTCATACATTAATCATAGCGTTTTTTCGTTGAAAAAACAAGGGGGTAAACCGCCCTAAAAAGGGCGGATAACCGTACCTCAGTTAAGCAACACGCCCAACCCAGTTAGCGCCAACGCCACGTAGGTCAGGGCAAACTACGTCAAAAACTTTACTGGTGGCGGCCTCGAAGCGACGCCCAACCCGACTGATCTGGGAGGCACGGTAGTGTGCCCAAGGGGTAGTAACCTCGAGTAGGCCAGCAACAGCCGTCCACACGGACTTGTAGTTGCCGTCTAAGGTAGATCCACTCTGGTACACCATTAGAATGGCATCGAGTACGCTGTCATCGGTAACCTTAGCGGTTGAAGGTTTGGCTGCTTTGCCTGAACCAACTACTGCACCAACAGGGGTTTTATTTACACCCTCAGCTAGTTTTTTACCGAGGTTAAACTTAGCCCTATCTGCACGATCTTCGAAGAAGCTTAGACCGTAGTTTACTACGTTTTGAAGGTTCGACTGGTAGAAAGCGATGGCTTGAGAGTTTGGGGTTGTCATAGGTGTTTCTGAACTGTAATAATCATAGCGTAGTATACGCAGGAAAACAAGGGGGTAAACCGTACCAAAAAGGGCGGGTAACCGTACCTCTCCTGGGAGGGGGGGTGCAGGGGTAGGGAGGTACACTGAGGGGGGTACACTTCACCCTGTCCACCGACAGAATGAACGACCAAACGCAATGTGTTACAAATTGGATCTTATACTTCTTCATAGGAATGTTCACAATCATCTCGTATAAAGTATGTTGAACTGTGCACACACAAGTACACACCAATGTGTACTATTACACAACTGTAACTATCGCAACGATTTGTTTTACTTTGTGTGTAACTATGTGTATGAAAGTAACTTGAACTGTGTGTTCAAGTAGTAGTTACTTTTATATAAACTTCAATAAACGAACCACCCCCCCCACCCCCTAATCTTTTTCGGGTCCCTTTTCGACGGTGGCGGCGTTTTCTGCGTTCACGGCGTCTGAGGCGAACTACGGGGTCGGAGTGCAGGTAAAAATCCACCCCGCCCGGGGATCATTCTCTCGGGTCCCCCTCACAAAGTTTCAGAAACATTTGAAAACATTTCAGAAAGAATCGCAAATCCAAATTTATTTTCTGAGGAAAATTGAAAAGTAATGCTTTAGCAAACCTTTAGTTTACTGCAGCCTCGACCTGCTATACTAAACCAAGTGGATAACACACGATGACCAGAGAAATTAGACTTACTGAACTACGAGAGTGTCGTGACAAAGACTGGCTCGGCAGGTACTCTTCCCACGACGACTACAACGAAGTAATATCTGAAGATACGGACGTATTCCTTCCAGACGGCACTCTGGTTCTGGTATTCAGGAAGAAAGCCATCAAGACACTCGTAAACATTAGCGACGAGCGTCGAAAATATTGGAAATGGGTGTCTTTAGACAGTGGAAGCGTCAACCGAGGAGATGCAGCTGGCACAGATCTCACCGACTCCTGTGAAACACGTTTCACTCGTGGTCAGGTTACATTTTTGAGCAAAGCGAAGAAAGGTGACTTCAATAACCTTACAGAAACCGAGGCCAAGGAGTTCCTAGACAGTGACACTAAATGGAATGTCTGGCACTACAGTCCGAAATGGGTCAAACTCGATGGGTTAATCGACCTAAGTATTGTACAACCTCTTGAGGAACGATTCAAGGACAAGACCCTGACTGCAAAAGAAAAAGAGAAAGTTCGAGATGAACTTATTATTGAACGTGGGAAGTGGTTCTGGAAGTGGGTAACTGAAAGGTTTCTAGTTGCGGAAGACAGAGTATCCGAGGCAAAGGAAGCCTGGAGGAAGTACTCAGGATCGCAGTCGTGGAACTCTTGTGCCTCCAATGTGGTAGGAGCCATAGACCGTCAGGCAATAGTTCCATGGGCTCGTCTGACTGCCACCACTCAGAGAAACTGGGAAGGGTTCACAGGTGAAGCACCCTTCTTCCGTGAGGTGGATGCCCTATTCCAAGAGAGTATGCCTGAGAATCACAAGTTTCTTTACGAAAGATTCAAAGAGGTTAAAGATCCCCGGTTCAACCTGTTTGATACTGCCTTCACTACCGTTACAATCAACAACAATTTCCGCACTGCCTATCACCGAGACAAACTAAATTGCAAAGGTGGTATTGCTGTACTGTCTGCGCTTACTCAGGGAACTTACGATGGGTTCGGACTCATCTTCCCCCAGATGCGGTTAGCATTTGACATTCGGGAAGGAGACTTTCTCTGTGGGGACAACCAGGGATACATTCATGGTCAAATGCCTATGGAGAATGCTTCTTCTGATGCTGAGAGCATTTGGTTCGTGTTCTACTCCAAAGAGCGACTACGGTTCGTAGATGACCTGGACTGCGAGTTGTGCCGAAGAGACTTCAAGTCCTACGCTGCCAAGAACCACACAGAGAGAGGGAATGGTAAACCCACCTGGGGAGGAGTCTGGGCAAATATGTGGACCTCGCCCGAGTGGGAGGCATACAAAGCAGAGCACTGCCCTACTGCAACAAACCTAAACTGGACTTGCACCTGAGGTTTACAGGCGCCCGTGACCCCCTATAATTTCTGTATGAACACAGTACCTGCCGATCTCGTTACACAAGTCCAGGACGACTACCTGGCTTACTCAATGTCTGTCATTGTCGGTCGAGCAATCCCTTCACTCACCGATGGTCTCAAACCTGCCGCTCGCCGCATTCTCACTGCAATGAAGTGGCTCAACCTGAAACCCGACGGTCGCTTCATGAAATCCGCCAGGGTTGAAGGCGAAGTTATGGGCAAACTCCACCCCCACGGTTCTGCCTATGGCACCATCGTCACATTGGCTGCTCCTTGGAACAACCTCCTCCCTTACATCGACGGACAAGGCAACTTTGGTGACTCCACATGCTCAGCAGCGGCTTCCAGATACACAGAGTGCAAACTGTCTTCGTTCGCCTGGGATACACTGTTAGATGACAGTGACATCTGGAAAACTATGGACAACTACGACGGTTCACTCCAAGAACCAGTCGAACTGAATGTAAAGATCCCAGCAATCCTCCTCAACACACAAGAAGGTATCGGTGTGGGTTATGCCTGCAAGTTACCCTCACACAATCTCTCTGAAATTTGCGACTCTTTACTAAATGGTCATCCACTCAACCCAGATTTTGCCACAGGTTGTGACATCGTCAGTGACACTGGCCTAGCACAGTACCGGCTAACAGGCTCTGGGCCAATCCGTTGCCGGGCCAAAGTAACCACAGGAACTATCGAGAAAACAGGCAGGGCCAAGGAACGAACTACCCTCACCTTCACAAATTTACCACCCCAAACCAACCCTGAGAAAATCGGTCAACAGATTAAAGATGCTCTCGACAAGGGCCAACTAACAAACATTACCGAAGTCACTGATGAAAGTGACCGCTCAGGGGATCGTCTCACTGTGGTTACGAAACCTGGTTCTGACACGAACCTTATTCAACGCCAGCTTTACCAATACACTGACCTTGATACAAAGTATTCGGCAAAGATGTTGGTCATTGAAAATCTGAAACCTTGCGAGTTGTCCACAACAGAAGTTATTTCTCGTTGGAAGACATGGAGGCTGTCTGTGTTGGAAAGAAAGTTCAGAGCAGAGAGAGACTCGAAAGAGTCTCGCCTTGAGATTGTATCTGGATTACTCAAAGCTATTGACAAACTGGATCTTGTAATCAAAGTGATTCGCGCCTCTGCTTCTCCAAAGGAAGCACTTGTTGAACTCGTCTCAAACCGATTACTCAAGTTTACGGCAGAGCAAGCCCGCGCCATTTTGGAAATGAAACTGCGGTCCCTAACCAACCTAGACTCCGAAGAACTAACCACAGAGTCAACTGAGTTGGTTTCTCGATTGGAGGCACTCAAAGTACTGATCGAGAGTGAACCAGCTCGCTCCAAGTACATGCTCACTGAGATTAAAGAAATTTCGAAGAAATTCGGCGAACCTCGCAGGAGTCAACTCATTGACATTCCCGAGGGTTCCACAAGGCAAATCGAGCCCGGCCAACCTCGTACCCCGACTGCATCAAAACCCCGATTCATGAAGATCGACCTTTCGAAAGGCATCGTTACCCAAGAAAAGGGACCGCGAGGGTGCCTACTACTGGAGAGTACAGATAAACTTATCACCATAACGCAAAATGGCACCATCAAAAAACTTGCATCTAACTTTAAAGGTACTCTTGACCTGGGATACATTCCTATACTACTTGGGCAAAAAGAGTCAAAAGTTGTCACGAACTCATACCTTGTCGTATTTAAACTTGAGGAGAACCTCAAGGCGATGGTTGTCTCAGGGGAAGATCTCGCTCGCACAACAAGTAAAGGGAAGAACCTCCTAACCCCTGGTGCAGAAATAGTATACTTCGGAGAAAAACCTTACACTGTTCGCTTCAAGTCGGGTCGGAAAAAACCAGTTGTGCTAACTCTGGAAACCAAACAAGGAAAACCCGGCGGTAAGGGTATCAAAGTTGGAGCCCTCGCAGATGTTCAACTTGAGGGAGTGGGGTAAAAACTTTATGGGAGTAAGTAAGTTTTGTGGTGATTCTTACCGCTACTCCCCTAAAAATCACCAACTTAACTTAATGGTCAATGATTATTACACCTACGCGTATTTGCGCGAGGACAGAACACCTTATTACATCGGTAAGGGCAGGGGGAGGAGAGTTTATTCCTCACGTAGGTTAGTGAAAGCACCTAAGGACAAATCTAGAATAATCTTTCTCAAGAAAGGTCTTACAGAACAGGAAGCATTCAAACACGAAGTTTATATGATTGCTATTCTTGGTCGAAAAGATCTGGGTACAGGTATTCTTCGTAACCACACGAATGGTGGTGAGGGTTCTTCAGGTCATGTTAAGAGTGAAGAGTGGAAAAAAACACATTCTAAAAAAATGACTGGCGAAAACCACCCTCAGTTTGGTATTCCTCAAACCGAAACCCAGAAAAAAGCACAGTCTGAAAGAATGTCCGGCGAAAAACACCCTCAATTCGGCAAAATCGGTGCATTGAGTCCCAAAAGTAAAGCAGTCATTGCAGTCAAACCTGACGGCCCTGAGTTACATTATGGTAGCATTATAGATGCTGCCAACGATTTAGGAATTAATCAGAGTAATCTGTGCAACAAATATTTGAAAACCGGCAAATCCCCAACCCGAGGTAAATTCAAAGGCTGGAGATTCGTGTATGAAAATTCGTAAAGGTTTTCGAGGGTAAAAGATGTTAGACTCCTTTACACCAGCGTTAAAACGCTATACTAAAGGGCCAGGGAGAATCTCATGCTAGAAATTTTCTACCCAGTTTCAAGACTCTTCGCTGACCCCAGACTTTTCTATGCGATAGCGAACTATCTTGAGGGACCAGACGGTGACACTCTTAAAGATGCTTTCTATGACATGATGGAGCATGGGTTAAACGACTACGAAGATCTTGAGGACATGGAGTTTACAGCCTCAGAAGTTCGGTTTGCAATTGAACTGGAAGATAAGTCAGTTACTTTAACATTCGACACAGGGCTTCAGTCAGTTCTCAAACCTCTCAACGATGAGATGCACAGTGAGATCACAAACGATCATGAAATGGCAGCAACTTCTGCCATTTACGACCGTATTGTAACAGCTATAGTAGATGCGAACCCTGACTTTAAAAATAACATCGCACTCTGCTCTCCCCCTACCCCTGGAAACAGCTACCTTCGCTCCTCAGATGGAGAAAGATTCGAAGGTTCCTTTCACTTACTCACTGACCCTGAACTAAGATACCTTTTCAATGTAGACATCATAGATGTTAACGAAAACATACTCAGAGCAACCTACAAACAGATCTACTAATGCCTGCTGACAACCTTATTTACGCAACCAACAGTATGCGGTCCAGTGTTTCCTCTCTAAAAAAGAAACTTTCGAACTTAAAAATTCAGTTTGAGGTGTTTGATGCTGAGATTGCTAGACTTGAGGACAAGTTTGACAAAGTCCTAACTGAATCAGAAATCTACAAGACCAAACTTGAGCGAGAAGTTTCCCGTGACGTTCGACGACTTGAGAAAGAACTTGAGGCATTAAGAAAAACAGGAGAGTTCAAAGAACCTACTCAAAAAACGTCAAGCACTGAGTTAAGTGTTTCATCGACAATCGCAATCATTGAGAGTACACTTCGTCTTATTTGTGAAGGTGCAGATGACTTCAGACTAATGTCAGAAGCTTTCTTGTTTCCCGCTGTCATAGAAAGAGTGATCACAGGTAAAGAAGAAGCTTACCTTCTGGATGAAGTTCCTGCATCGGCCCACATAGTAGTGAAAAGAGGTCGGGAATACGTAGCATGGATACGCTCCGAATACGACACGCACCTTACGGATCCCGAGGCATGGGAATCTGCAATCAACGAAGTTACAAACTGGTGGCGTAATGACGCCTTGCCTCTGCTATATGGTTCACGAGATGAAGAGTGGGACATTGACATGCCACTTACTCTGGCTGAGATGCTTCAGTGGCGCGACTCTCCTGCAGAGCGACCCATACTATTTTCCTCTGTGTTTGACGCTTACGAACTTTACCGTCTCAATAAAGATGTCGTCTTTGAGACTACTGGACTACGGCAATTCGAACTGAAACAATTCACACATTTCCAATGAAACGAACATTTGGCGACAAGGTAATTCGAGAAAAAATGCTCCTCGACCCAACCCTTCGAGGTAAGTGGGAAGAGAAAGAGATTGTCCATGCTCTAAGCCCCACTGATCACTTAATATCAAAAATCGGGATAGGCATCGTAACCACAGTAGAACGTTACTATGAGAAATACTTGGCTAAACAAAACGAAGCCAACGCTAGATCCTACTGCCTATGGCGTCTTCGTCTTCATCGTAGAGTGAAGAACAATAAAGATTTACTTACTCAAATAAACGAAGCTCGAAACCTTGGCCTTAATGATTCAACACCTGGGCGCACCTGTTGGGACCTCGAATTTTAATTGAAACCTTTAAAGGTTTAAGGGTAAAACTCAGCATATACCGGTAAGAAAATGATCCCTAGAGTTGTACAAATGGCTGCCGAGGTAGCATCAACCGTGACTGCACCTCAACTTGAAGACTACGGTAATATTATCCTAAATGGATACCTCGAGTCAGTGCCTAACACAATAAACAAAAAAGCTTGGCAGTACAAAGAAACCCTCACACCACCTGTCAACCTCCCCTCTTTAACTCAAATAACCCCTGCACTCAAGGGTTGGACCAACAACTACCAAGAGTATTACACTCAACTCCAACCAAACGACTACGACGTGGATCCTGGCGATCCTACAATGTTTGAGTACGACGTTCACTCATACACACAAGCCACTGGCCCAATCTTAACCGTCGGCAACTTACAAGCCGGCCAAGCTTATACCCCTGGCACTCACCTTAACGTCCCGACCGTAGGTGGCTCGGGTACCGGCGCCACTCTCAATCTTGTGATTGGAGTTGGTGGTGTTGTTGCGAGCGCGACACTAAACGCTGCCGGATCGGGTTACACCGTCGGCGATGGCCTTACAGTAACTACTCTGGGTGCAGGCTACGGTTTCAACGTAACTGTGCTTACAATCACTACAGTCAATCCAGCAGGAGAAGCTAAGTGGGCTCAGGCACCACGCCGTCTCATCAACGCCACAGTATCCCCTTTTGTTCCCCCGAATACAAACAATCAAGCCATCCAATACTCTGCAATACTCTACCCTGTCAGCGACAACCCTCTAGCTCCACCTGTGGATACACTATAAATCCTCTGGATTTTTGGTTTACCGGGGGCCTCTGCCCCCTATAATACTCGTACAACAATCTAACGTTTCACATGCGAACTACTGCATTGGGTTATCCGGTTATCTCTGAAGATCTTCACGATAAAATCTTCGGTGCCGCAGACAAACCGAAAGAAATGGGCCGGTTACAGAAACAGAAAGCAGAGAAACTTCTAAACACGTTTGAAATAAATACCCCAGTCGATTACCCCTCCAACCTGTACGATGGGCCTCTACCTGTGCCATCCCTTCAAGGTTACGACCTTAAGGACCACTTTGAGAATATTGCGAAAGCTCAGGTTGGCCAGTATAAGACTTGGGCGGACTCGTTCTCGAAGGTTGCGCTACCAAAGATACCGACCCCGGCGGAGTTTGTGTTTGAAGATGGGTGGCATCGTTACGAGTTGGTTAAAGGGAAGTGGGAAATCACAAAGGTTCCCTACCCTCAGGAGGAAGCTTTTGTTTTTGACACTGAGACTTTTGTGTGTGGTGGTTCTTTTCCAATTATTGGTACAGCCTTATCTTCGAAAGCTGCGTATATTTGGTTAGCTTCTGAACTTGTGGATCCAACCATTCCTGTTGAGGACTGGGATCAGTTCGACTTGATACCAGTGGGTACAGGAAGGTTCATCGCAGGTCATAACATTAGCTACGACCGTGTTCGAGCCCAAGAAGGATACAACTTAAGCAACACAAAACCAGAAAACTTCTATTTCGACACACTTTCAGCACACATTGGTGTTTCAGGGTTGGCTGGAGGTCAGCGCTGGTTGTATGTACTCGCTGGGAAAGATCCTGAAGATCTTACAGAAGACGAGAAGCGTAAGTTGCGCTATGCCCCGAAGTGGCTTGACGAAGGTTCCACAAATAGTTTGGTTCAATGTTACAACTTTCATGTTGCAGCAGTACGTAAGTACTTTGGTGAGGATGTAACTGAGCTTGGTAGTGCAGATAAGGCTGTTCGAGATATTTTCGTTAAAGCCACAGAGTTAAGTCAGATCCGTCAAATGTTGACTGAAGCAGTTGACTATGCGGTTAAGGATGCTTTCTACACTGCTGAACTTTTCCAAGCACTTTGGCCAAAGTATTTAGACTCCACACCTTCTCCTGTGGCTCTCTGTGGTCACTACTACCTGAATGGATCAATCGTACCACTTGTTCCTAACTGGGAAGAGTGGATTAAAACAGTTGAGAAAACATTTCAAGGCCACAACGATGAGATGACTGAGCTCTGTCAGAAACTCGTGCAGAAATATCATGATGAGTGGGTGGAAACAGAAAGAAGTAACTCGTACTGGAACAGGGACCCCTGGTTAAGACAGTTAGATTGGGAGGTTAAGTCGGATAAAGGTAAGTATGCCGGAGTACCAAACTGGTTACGTCCCTTTGTGAAAGACCCGAAAACTCCTATCGGAGTTAAGTCCAGACTTGCTCACATACTACTTAAGTTGGAGTGGGAAGGTAA